TCAACCTTTTTTTGTTTATCTATATTTATATGTGAGATAAAATACATTGGAGATTATCAGTGATTAAGTTAAAATCATTATTGAAAGAAGATTTACTTGGTGAGCTTAATGGGTATGAAGTATATAAAAATCCCAAATCTATTACAAGAATGGAAGACGACATAAGAGGGATAAGTTTTCCTGACGGAGATTTGTTTGTAGTAAATGATGCTCGGCATATATTACATCATGAATTATCTGGTTGGTTGATACGAAATGGTTATAGAGTACCGGTAAATATAAATTTCAATCAAGGAATATTAGATGGTGTCAAAACAGGATATGTAACTTGGCAGAGAAGGAGTTCAAGTAATGAATTTTGGTTAGGTGAATCTATAAGTTTCAAGAATAAAAAGTATTTCAACAAGAAAGAACTTATACCGTATTTAGAAAAATGGGTGAAAAAGGTAAAATCAAAAAATTCACAATATAAATTTGTATTAGAAACAATAAGATAGAGAGGAGCGATATGTCCGAAGATAAAAAATTTTATGAGTTATTTCCAGACAAAACACTCAGCGATGTTTATAAAAACATTTACGATAATTCTACAAAAACAAGGAATCAAATAACTGGTTTGATTGACCAATTAAAACCGTTTGTAAAGTCATTAGATTCGGCTGCCACGATAGTACCGTTGATTCGTGAATACATGGAGATTTTAGTAAGGAACGACGAACACCTAATCAAGTTAGCAGATTCGGCGACAAGATTATTAAAAGAGGGTAGGGTTGGAACTGATGAAAGTGGTGGATTTTTAACTGAGGAAGAAAAAGAACAACTTCTCAAAGATGCTGAGGATTACAATGAATATGCAAAGATTGAAACAAAAAATAAGAAAACATTAGACGAGAAGGTTGAAGAAATTAAGGCAGAACTATTAGAAAACAATAAGGATATAAATTAATGGCTCATTCGCGAGATTTAAATAGAGGGGCAGTACAATCATCAAATCAACAATTACTTGGATTAACAACCGTTAATTCAAATCCAGGTCGTGGAATAGGCGCACCACATTTTGAATTTTATGAATTAGAAGCGGCTGAGGTACAAGATGTTATTCTTGATATAAATCATAAAGCGTCAAATGATGATTATCGTAATATTGGTAATGTACAAATACGAGCTGTAATTAGTGAAAATGGTAAAGAAAGATCAACTTTATCTTGGGCGAGACCATTAGATTCTAATATAAAGTCTTATCCATTGATTCACGAAGTTGTAATAATTGTACAATATTTGGGTCAACTTTTTTATACACAACGAATGAATGCGTATAATAATCCAAATCAAAATGCTATACCTGGTATAAGTTTACCTTCTTTTTCATCAAAAGAAGAAACCACTAAACCTGCGAATGCTCAAGATTTTGAATCTGTTAATGCGTCTGGAATACCAAATAAAAAAAATGATCAAGAAGATGTTTCATTAGGAAAGGTATTTAAGCCGAATATAGATATAAAACCAATGAAACCTTTTGAAGGCGACATCATATATGAAGGTAGGTTTGGACATTCAATAAGATTTGGATCGAATCAAGAGAATGGTTTACCTACATTTAAAATGAAAGTAGGACAACCTGATGAAGTGCCTGACACATCATTACAAACAATAGAGGAAAATATAAACGATGATCCAAGTTCATTTTGGATAGTAAATGACGAGAATGTGCCGCTCATTCCAGCGACTGCCGAGAGTGAAGTACATTTACAATTTTATCCTGACAAACCAAACGAATTTCTTAATAACCAAATATTTATAAATAGTGATAGAATAGTTCTCAATAGTAAAACACAAGAGATTATGGGATTCGCCAAAAAAGCAATGAACTTTGTAACTGAGGGAATCTTTACTGTTGACGCGGTGGATGATATAATAACGAATACAACATCAAGAACGATATTAAATTCACCTGAAATATATTTAGGTGGGGAAGATGCTGAAGAAGCACTTGTATTGGGAAATACTTTATTAAATTTATTGAATGAGTTAATTGATTTGGTACTTAATCACAAACATCCAAGTGGAACTGGGCCAACAGGACCTGTTGTTATTCCACCTGAGAATAGTCAATTGAATCAACTTAAAAGTAAGTTGGAAAGTGCTTTAAGTTCAAGAAACTTTACGTCATAAAAAGGTAAATAATGGCTATAGATTGGAAGACATTTAAACAAATGACAAAAAGTTACTTTAAAAGTATGGTTGCACGGAATGAACAAGAAGCGGCAGATTTTATTACTACTCAATATATTTCTGCAATATTGACCGGTGGAGATTTGTCATATGGAAATATAGTTACACCGACGTATAATCAACAAGCCTTATCATTAGCGATAGGAAACGCTTTTATACAAGGTGCGACATTAGTAAATGAAGGACTTATTCCAACAATATTTGGAATAACGATTTCTCAAGGATTGATAGGATTTTGGACTGGTGCTCAATTATCGCTACTCGTTCCACCACCTGGTTCTGTTGTAGTGGTGTCGAATATTGTAAGTGTACCTGGAACGATAATTTCGGTGTTAAATGTGAGTGCTACAGAAAACGAAAATGAGTTTGTAGATAATTTGGTAGATTTTTTTACACAACATCTACAAACGTTACAGGGTATTACGACGGCGATAGTTCCTGGTACGCCGCCAATCCCAACACCGTTCCCATGGCAGGGATACGGATAGGAAGGAGTAAAATATGACAAAAAAAGAATTACAAGAAATAATAACTATTGCTATTCGAACGGTAGTACAAAAAGAAATCAAACCTTTAATAGAAGCAACGATTAGAAAAGAATTTTACAAGATTCTCAACGAAGCGGAAACGGCAGCGAAACCGAAAAGGACAATAATGGTCGAAGACGACGACAACACATCACTTTTGAGTTTAATAGAGGAAGATATAGATAGTGATCCGGCGAGAGCTCAAATAAACGAAAAGATTTTCAAGGGTAAAACACCATTTGCGGATGTATTGAATCAAACAGCGGATGCCGTAAAAAATAGAACTGGTATTTATGCTAACCCATTGAAACAAACGGGCAGTCAAGTAAAAATGAAATTAAATAACGATGGACTTGCTACAACGGCACCAATTGATGCTCAAATGTCTACTCGAACATACAACCGTAGTGAAATGGCTGCCAAGATAGGATATGGTGATATGCCAAAAATAGGTGTAGATAATAAGGTGAAAAACATTATAGCAAAAGATCCAACATCAGCACCATTGAATGAGATAGAACTTCCAACGACGAATGCTGACGGCAAACCAATAAATTATGCGAATGTTCCACAAGATATAGTAAAAAATATGATGAAAAATTATAGTGGTCTTTTAAAAAAGGTAGAATCTAAGGTAATGAGACCGTAAGGGAAGATAAATGACACAACCAATAGGAGTAAAAGTGCCCATTCGGATGGGCAGCACCGGATTTTTTGATCAGACATTTTCGTCAATAGATGAAGCTAAATCAAATATGATAAATCTTCTATTGACGAGAAAAGGCGAAAGACCAATGCAACCTGATTTTGGCACAAAAATATACAACTATTTATTTGACCAACTTACGGGCGACTTGGCGAATAGGATAGAACAAGAGATACAATCAGCAGTAGATACTTGGTTACCTTATGTCGAGTTGATAGATGTTAATGTAGATGCCAGTCCGACGAATATGGATAGGAATAGAATTGATGTAAATATTAGATTTGGATTACGACGAAATATAAGAGAACAAGAAGAAATAGTAATAACATATGTAATTTAAAGGAGATAAAATGAAACGATCTGAATTAATTAGGAGATAACAAATGATTAAGTTGAAACAACTTATTAAAGAAGAAATCAATGTTGTAAATACTGCGAATTATTTTGCACAAAAACTCTATGATTTATTAAGAGATGAAAAACCCATATTTGCATTTAATAAATTTGAAAGAGAATTATCTACATTAAATTTATCTGACGAACAAATAAAACAGGTAAGTAAAAAATTATGGAATAGTAAAGGAAATATGAATTTAAATCGTCTTAAACAATTGACTCGACAAGAGTTAATTAAAATTTTATCATAAAAGGAATTAAGAAATGATTAAATTAAAACAATTATTAGAAGAACTTCGAAAAATTATAAATGAAAGAACGGGAGAAGAACACCCAGATCCGAAAGTAAGTGAACTTATAAAAAAATTTAACAAGACGGGTAGAACAGCGTTTACGTATCCTAAAAAAAAGATGATAAATGTTAATGGTCGGGGAATGTCAGAAAAGAAAGCTATAGAATATATGAAAAATGTTATTAAGGAAAAATAATTGGAGAAAATAAATGGCTAATACAAGTAAAGAGATTAGATATTTAGGTCGGGATTTTAATGATTTTAGAAATAATCTCATAAATTTCGCCAAAGTATACTTCCCAACTGTGTATAAAAATTTTAATGAATCTAGTGTGGGAATGATGTTTATTGAAATGGCGGCCTATGTTGGCGATACATTGAGTTATTACATTGATTCGTCTCTAAAGGAAAGTTTACTCTTGTACGCTGAAGAAGAGCAAAACATTTATGCTCTTGCTCAAACACTTGGGTATACTCCAGCATTAATTGTTCCCGCTACAACTCAACTTGATATTTATCACATAGTTCCGGCCGTGGGTAGTGGTACATCAGTTACTCCTGATTGGAGTTATGCTTTAATTGTGAATGCTGGTATGCAGGTTGCAAGTAAAACCGATTCAAATGTAATTTTTAGAACATTAGAAGATGTTAATTTTGCTAATTCTTCAAGTAGTGATCCAACGAAAGAAAATTATACAAATGCTACGGTTTGGGAAACTGATGATAGTGGAAATCCTACTTTTTTTGTGCTCAAAAAAACAACTCAGGTTGCAGCGGGTGAAATAAAGACGGTTGGGTTTAGTTTTAGTTCACCAACTCGGTTTGAAAAAAAGGTAATATCTGATACTGATGTTGTTCAAATACTTGATGCTACTGATTCTGATGCCAATACTTGGTATCATGTACCTTATCTTGCTCAAGACACAATATTTACTGATCTTAGAAATGTTGCTGCATATGATAAGGATTTAGCACAATACAACGACACGGCGCCATATTTATTAAAACTCAAGAAGTCTGCTCGTCGCTTCACATCGCGGATTCGTGGCGACAAAAAGACAGAAATACAGTTTGGTGCTGGTATTTCTGATAATCCTGACCAATTATTAATTCCAAATCCGACAAACATTGGGTCAACTTTATTTGGATCTGTAACATTTACTGATACACCGATTGATCCAGCAAACTTTTTACATACAAAAACTTATGGACAAGCACCAACGGACACAACTATTACTGTAAGGTATGTAGTTGGCGGTGGTTTATCATCAAATGTAAATCAAGATGAATTAACACAAATAAAGGATGTAACATTTACGATTGACGACGATGATTTAAATGCTGCTACATTAGCACAAGTAAAAAACTCGATTGCTTGTAATAATTCTGAAGCAGCTACGGGTGGTCGTGATGGAGAGAGTGTTGAGGAAGTAAGAATGAATGCTTTAGCTAATTTTCCAACACAACTTCGTGCAGTAACGAAAGAGGATTACATTACAAGGGCATACTCAATGCCGGCGAGATATGGACGAGTAGCGAAAGCATACATTATGCAGGATGATCAACTCAGTCAATCGCCTGATTGCAAAGATTTAGTAGGTAATAACACGAGAATTCCCAACCCACTCGCTTTAAATTTATATTTATTGGGATATGATAAAAATGGAAAACTTACACCATTAAGTTGTGCGATTAAAGAAAACTTGAAAGTATATCTTGGTCAATATAGAATATTAACCGACGCGATAAACATTAAGAATGGGTTTATTGTAAATGTTGCAGTGAAATTTTCTATTATTGCTTTTAAAAATTATAATAAAAAAGAAGTTTTATTAAGATGTATTGATAGGATTAAGTCGTTTTTTAAAACAGACAACTGGCAATTTAATCAACCAATTATTCTTGCGGATATTCAAACTGAGCTTTTTAAAGTTGAGGGGGTGCAAGCGGTCGTTAATACTGAAGTGGAAAACAGGTGGTTAACGGCTAGTGGATATTCTGGAAATATATATAATATTCAAGCGGCGACAAAAGATGGAGTAGTATATCCAAGTCTTGATCCTTGTATATTTGAGTTGAAATATCCAAATAAGGATATAGAAGGGCGTGCATTATAATGAGTAATTTTATGGTATGGAATAAAGGTTTAACTAAGAAAGATAAAAAATGGGAAGATGTTTGTAAAAATATATCACTATCTAAAAAGGGGAAAAAATTAGGCAAACGAGTTGAATATATTAAATATAAATGTAAAAATTCAAAATGTAATAATATAATGGAATGTCAACCATCACAAATCGGACATAAAAAATATTGTGATGGTGATTGTAAAAAACAACATAGAATTGATATTAATAAAGAAAAACAAAAAGAATATATTATATCTAATTGTCGTGATTGCGACGTTGAAATAAAAACATTTAGGCAAAATTGTGGAAATCTTATTCCAAGAAAAATATGTAATGATTGTAATAAAATATTAAGAACAAAAATTTGTAAGAATATGACTATTATAGAATTAGAAAAACAGAAAAATGATATAGAATATAAAAAATGGAAAATAAAACATTTAAGACGAATGAATAAAAT